AAAGGAATCCGAGCAACAGGAAAAGCAACGATTCAAAGAGGAAAGTTATGCCTTGTATCTTGACTGCTTAAACAACAAAAAAGAGTGGAGTGGTACACCGTTTCAGGCTGCATCGTTTGCGGACAATTTCAAGGAACTTTTCACACGTGAGGAAAAGGATTTACTTTGGAGTGAGTGCCAACTACAAGCCGAGCGAATGAGAATTGAAGCAGCGAACGTAATTGATGCAACACTGCCAATATCCGCACGGCATCTGTTCTGCGATGAGATTATCCGTAGAGCATTAAAGCGCGGTTTGGAGGGGTATTATTTGATAAAGGATTAACCACTCATCCGAAGTATTAACCGTTCATCACAATAAAACGCGGTGAAGCTAGGTAAATCGTAAATTTGAGGAAATAAAAAACAAATAACTATGAGTCAAAACCAAATTACAGTTAAGCAATTCTTTGCAAAGGATGCGGTAAAAAGCAAGTTCGAGGAACTGCTTGGAAAAAAGGCAAACGGATTTGTAACGTCTGTTTTACAAGTGGTAAACAACAACAACTTATTACAGAAAGCAACACCCGAAAGCGTTTACAATTGCGCAGCGGTTGCAGCCACTTTAGATTTGCCTATCAATAATTCATTAGGCTTTGCGTGGATTGTTCCTTACGGTGGGCAGGCGCAGTTTCAAATCGGTTGGAAAGGACTTGTGCAGCTTGCAAATCGCACAGGACAATACAAGGCAATCAACGTTGTGGAAGTATACGAAAATCAATTCAAGTCATTCAACCGATTGACCGAGGAATTAGATGCAGACTTTACACAAGAACAGAGTGGTAAAATTGTCGGGTACGTTGCTTACTTCAAACTGTTGAACGGCTTTGAAAAGACTTCGTATTGGTCAGTTGCAGACGTTGAAAAACACGCTAAACGATTCAGTAAGACTTACGGTGGTGGTGTTTGGAAATCAGACTTTGATGCAATGGCAAAAAAGACCGTGCTAAAGAACACACTTTCAAAGTGGGGTATTCTATCAATCGAGATGCAAACGGCTACAATCGCAGATCAGGCGGTTATCAAAGATGCCGAAACATTGGATGTGGAGTACATCGATGCAAGCGAGCCGAACGCAGAACAGTTGCCAAAAATTACAGATGAACAAGTATCTGCATTAATCGAACAAGGCGCAACGCTCGCACAGATTCAAACTACGTACACGGTAACGGATGAACAACTAATTAAATTTGGATAAGATGCAACACAACACAGATATCAAAGGTGCGGACTTAATGTTCCGTACCTACAACTTCGGAGATTTAATGGGTTCGCTCACAAAGAACAGCCTAACCGAAAAGCAAGAGATAACGCTTCGTGACTACATGACTAAAATTAAGCTAACCGAAAACCAAGCGAATGAGCGTGACCGATTGGTGGCTAAACGCGATGCACTACCCGAACTATCAGAAACTGCAAAAACGCTTGTAAAGGATTATTTCAATTCATTGGTTCGTGGCACTTCAAAAATGCACCTATCGAACAAGTATGTTGAGAAAGGAAAGCAACTTGAAAACATGGCTTTGGCACGTATCGCAAAGGTCAATGGATGGCAAGCACCGCTTAACGCTAACAAGTTAGGGATTGAATTGAATGACCAATACGGATACGGACACCCCGATGCAATCTACACCAATGCACGTTTCGGATTCGATGCAAAGTGCAGCTTTTCAGATGATACATTCCCACTATTCGCAAAGGATTTGAAAGAGGCAGCGAAAAGTTCGTTTAACCGTTATGAATGGCAAGCAAAGCGTTACGCAATGATGTCGGGGTTTGATCATTGGTACGTTTGTTTTTCACTTGAAAACACACCTGAACCGCTTATTGTTAATGAAGCGTGGAAACTTTGGAAAGAAAGCGGGAACGAAGGACAACCAGATGAATCATTCATTGAACAAGTGCGCGAAATGCACAACTTCGACCATTTACCAGATTGGGCGCGAGTTAAAACGTTCCGAGTTGACCTTACCGAAAGTGACATTGAAAAGGTAAAAGAACACGTGACACTCGCACGGAATTACTTTGACGAGTTGAAAGGGCAGTATGTTTCATTTGTGGATTAATAAAAAATCGTATATTTGTTACATAGTAAAGTTTAGATAATGACATTGCCTCACTTCAATAGTGGGGTTTTGGTTTTAATAAAAAGTTGTATATTCGTGGTATGAAATAGCAAACCCGATGAGCGAAAAAGAATTGATATTGAATAAAGTAGCCGAGCATCATGACATGTGGGTGCGAATTATTAAGACGTTTGGCGAATCGGATTACTGCGAGGACTTGGTGCAAGAAATGTACTTGCTCATGCACAAATACGGTAAAACGGAAAAGGTGCTAAATAAAGATTCTGTTAACATTCCATACGTTTACAAGACCTTGCAAAACATATTCATTCAATTCAAAAGGCAACAGGATAAAATCAAAAAGGTTGACATTGAAACAATCAGAAACTTACCAGAACCGCCTTGCGTTGTAGAGTACATTCAAAAACAAACGGAGATTTTTTACGCCACACAGGAGCAAATAAAACAGCTTGATGAATACGAGCAACATTTGATAACAATTCACGTCAAACACGAAAAGAGTTACCGCGATATTCAAGAGGCAACAGGGATAAATAAAGATTACCTTTGCAAGGATATGAAAGCGATACGATCAAAATTCAGTGACATCTTAGAAGATTATCAGGACTTAAAAAACGGAGATTTAGAACTAATATAAAACAACTATGAAACACACACTAAAACTATTAACGAACGAGATTGAACTGATCAACGAAAAGTTAAAGCGATACAGGAAAGAGAATCGAGAGTTACTTGAAACTGTTGGAAGTCTTAAAAGCGAAAACGAACAGTTAAGAAACGATTTATTTAAGCTGTCAAACTTCAAGACAGAAAACGAAACGCGACTAACCGAAACGATTGAAGTGTTAACAGAAGAATTAAATACAGTTAAAAATGGGTAGACCAAGAAAAAAGGCTCAGGGATTGGGAGATACGATTGAGCAAATAACCGAAGCGACAGGGATTAAAAAAGTAGTGAAAGCATTGTTTGGTGATGATTGCGGATGCGACGAACGCAAAGAGAAACTGAATAAGATATTTCCTTACAATAAGATTGAATGCCTTGAGGAAAATGAATTTAACACGCTTACCGAAATTATCACGGCTGGTAAGATTTCATTTTCACCAAGCGAGCAGCAAAGACTTTTGAAAGTGTACAACCGAGTGTTTAACGTCAAACAATTACCGACTACTTGTGGCGATTGCTGGCGCGAAATTATTAAACGATTGAATAAAGTAGTAGAACAGTATAAAAACGAAATGAATGAAAACAATTAAACTATTAATCGTATCGGCATTAGTTTTGATGTCATGCGAAAAGAAAACGAAATCAACAGGGTGTGATTGCATTCAAAAGCACTACGCAAAAGAGGCGCAATGGAACGGTGTTAGCATGCAAGTTGTATCTGTTTGGAAATACGACAGCGAGGAAGTTTCAGAGGATTGCAACAACGACGGGAAAGTGATAGAAAAGACCACGAACACTTACTATGTAATTGAGTGCAACTAATGGGCAAACACGAAAAAGAACAGCGTAATTACAGGCGCAAAGCAATGCGTAATATCATCCATAACATTGAGTTTGAAAAGATGGTGAAGGAGATGAATGATGAGGATACATACACACTCAATCATCCTAGTTTCAATAGTGAAGATGGATTAACGCTTACTGGATTACATTGGAAAAATTTACTTAAACTTTGGCAAAGTGGGACGATTAGTTAACTAATTTAAACTGATTATGGATAACAGAAAAAACAACAAAGGTCAAATAGGTAATAAAGGCGGGCGACCAAGTAAAGCAGAAGAACAGAAGCTAATTGACAAACTAAGCCCGCTTGAGCCACTAGCACATGCCAAGTTAAAAGAAGCGATTGAAGGTGGTAAAGATTGGGCGGTTAAGATGTATTTTGAATACATGTACGGAAAGCCTAAACAACAGACTGATTTAACAAGTGGTGGCGAACCTTTGGAATTCTCACTGAAAGATGTTATTAAGTTTAAATAAGAAGTACATACCATTATTTGAATCTGAATCGAGATACTTTGTAATAACAGGCGGTCGAGGTTCTGGTAAATCTTTTGGGCTTAATGTAGCCTTACTTATGCTTACATTTGAGCGTGGACATGTTATATTGTTTACTCGTTACACGTTAGTGTCTGCTCAAATTTCTATTATTCCAGAGTTTATTGAAAAGATTGAACTAATGGGATTAACTCACAAATTTCATATTACAAAAGATGAGATTGTGAACCTAGACACAGGAAGCAGCATTCTTTTTAAAGGAATTAAAACAAGTTCAGGAAATCAAACAGCAAACCTTAAATCATTGGCAGGTGTTACCACTTGGGTGTTAGATGAAGCAGAGGAATTGCAAAGCGAGGAAACTTTTGATAAAATTGATTATTCAATACGTAAAAAAGGAATTCAGAACAGAGTTATTTTAGTGCTTAACCCAACTACAAAAGAACATTTTATTTACAAGAAGTTTTTTGAATCTAACGGGGTTAATGCTGGCGAAAACACAATAAAGAATGGAACTACATACATACACACAACATACTTAGACAACCTCGAAAACCTTTCTGAAAGTTATGTTAGCAACATTGAGAAGATGAAGCTAACCAAGCCTGAAAAGTTTAATCACGTAATTCTAGGCGGTTGGTTAGACAAAGCAGAAGGGGTTATATTTAATAATTGGTCAATAGGTGAGTTTGTTAATTGTGGCTCAATTGTTTTTGGTCAAGACTTTGGAAGCGTTGACCCTACAACATTAGTGAAAACATCAATAGATAAAAAGAACAAGAAGATATACATTGAATTGTGTTATTACATTAGTGACCTAACCCCTACAAAAATTGTAGAGCTAGATAAAAAGTTTTGTGGTGATGCTTTGATAGTTGCAGATCATGCAGAAAGTTTAACGGTAGCTGAAATGAAAGCTAACAGATTAAATGTAGTTGACTGTATTAAGGGGGCTGGTAGTGTTAACGATGGTATAAGACAGCTAAAAGATTATGATTTGATAATTCATCCTGACAGTACAGAACTAATAAAAGAGTTAAACAATTACAGATGGTTAGAAAGCAAATCAGAAACACCGCTAGACGCGTTTAACCACGCTATTGATGCGCTTAGATACGCTGTGTCTTATCAATTAAAAACACCAAATTACGGACAATATCACATTTATTAATATGAAAGTAGAATTAGTAATACCAAGCGGGTTGCATGAGATAACCTTGCAACAGTACCAAGAATACGTGAAGCAAACGGAGAAGTTTGCAGACAATGAGGAAATGATGAAGCTATGCGCTATCAGTTGTTTCTGTCGTGTGCCGTTGCAATACGTTCGGCTAATGAAGAAAACAGATGTAGATTCAATTCATGATGCTATCGCTGGTTACTTCAAAGAAAAGCCATCTATGCAGCCAATAATCGAAATAGGCGGTAAACGCTTTGGATTTATTCCAGAGTTGCAAAGTATGTCGTATGGTGAATACCTAGATCTGGATGCGAACTTTAAAGATTGGTCAACCTTTCACAGTGCAATGGCTGTAATGTACCGACCGACAAAGACAATCAAAAAACAAACTTATGAAATTGAAGATTACGAAGGTAGTGCGACTTATTCAGAAGTTATGCTACACGTTACAATGGACGTGGTATTCGGTGCTTCGCTTTTTTTTTATCATTTAGGCAAAGACTTACTAAACGCTTTAGCGGACTATTTAGAGAACGAGAGCAAGAGTTTGACGACTTTAGCGAAGCAACACAATTCGGACAACGATGGGGAGCATATCAATCAATCTATGTACTCGCTAAAGGAGATCTTACAAAGTTTGATGCTGTTGCAAAAGA